TTCTAACTTTGCTTTGGCTTCTGCTTCTGCTTTAATTCTTGCAGCCTCTGCTTCAAGTTTAGCCTTTGCTTCTGCTAATGCTTTGGCCTCTGCTTCGGCCTTGGCTTTAGCCTCCGCTTGATTAGCAATAACATTCATCAAAAAAGATTGCTCTATACTTAGTTTTGCAGAAGAATCATAAAACTTAACTCTTATTTTTAATGTAAGTGGAAGTTTAACTGGCGTAAAACCCCAATTATAAATTGTTAGTGTTTTCTTTTCTAATAAACTTGGTTCATCCCAAAAACTCATAAGATCTGAATCTATTTTTTCTCCAGAAGAATCGTATAACTCAAACCAAATAGATGAAACATCTTTATTTGGGTTAATTCCTTTTACCAAAAACTCTATCTCTTTATTATTACCGCTAGAAGGTAATTCTATTTGTTGAACGGTTAATGGGGTAATAAACTCCACATATTGTGATACATTTGCCTGAGCAGGCGAGGGAGCAATTAAAGAAATTGCAAAAACAATAGCGATTAACTTTTTCATTCTATATCTTTCTGTTAGGTTGTGTGCTTACAATACTAATTATAGAACAGAGCAGGGTGGATTGTCAAATACCGTTGTCTTCAAGTCTTCGTAATATTTCTGCGGTATCTGGATCAGCAAGCATTTCATCAAAAGCCTCTTTAACTGCAGGCCTCATTTCTGGCAGGGTATATAAATCATCTTTCGTAATCTTATATAGAATATTCATTACTCTTACACAATCATCATGTCTATACCAAGTAGTACAAAACATCTTATTATCTACTTCAATGATATTTGGACACTCTTTATAGTCATCAAGTATTAGGTTTGTCATTAGCATTTTCATGCCAAAACCATTTAACTTACCGTCTGGATCTTCGAGTCCATTTATAAAATCTTGTATCATAGTTCTTCTCCATCAAATTTCATTTTATATATAGTTCCATATTTATCATAAATAGGCCAACATTTATCCCAAATAAATAGATCTCTTTTATATGCAAAATTTTCTTTACCTTCTTCTTCAGCATAAGATATACGAAGAATAGCAGCAGATGCACGATTACCTAAAAAATTTGCAATCCATCTTAATGGCGGACGAGATTGATCTATCCTAACTGTTTCCCATTCAAAAGCATCATCATCATACATGTCTATGTGGCCCCCCACGAACTAACTCCCATTCTCCAGTTTCTTTAGCAACAAATACATCTCCAGTTTGTCTATCTACCAATAAATATTTTTCTGGACATTTGGTTTTAAGAGTAACAACAACTGACTCCTCTAGTTCTAAAAATTCTACTGGCTGTCTGCTCATACAATTACTCCTATTAAAAATCCAATTATAAATGAAAATAATCCAACTGCCCAATAAAATGTTTTGGCATAATGATGTATGAGTATATTTTTTACTACCTCTTTAGGAATGATAATTTCATAACCATCATTATCTAAATCATCAAATTTATATTCTTTCATTTATGTTCCTTCATATGTCTATTGAGTGTATCATGAGCAAATATGCCCCAGCGCACTTCTGTTTCTTTTTTGCATACTGGACAGATAACAACTTTTCCATTCATGCTTTTAGTATACACTAAATAAGTAAAATTGTAAAGTTATACACCTTTATACTCTTCAAAAAGTTTTAATATTTCATCAGAATATTTATCATAATCTATTTCAATAATGGTATTATCAGAATTGATTTTATGTATCTTTATTTCTTGTCCAATTTTGAACAATATATTATCTATTTTATCTTTTATGCTCATTTTATTTTTAAATGAAAGTATACCACAAAGGAATAGTATATCTTGATCCAGAAGTAACTCTACTAATAATATGATTATAATGCATGTTACCTGGGAAAATAATTAAATCTCCAGCCTTCGGTCTAAAAATTTTATTTTGTACTGGAAAATGATATTCTCCACCTTCAAAATCATCATTTAAATAAATAGTTGCAGACATATTATTAAAATCATTTATACCTAAATCATTAATGTGCAAATCATAAACATCATTTTTTGTCCATTCTGCAATTTTTGCACTCCTATTTAATACCCTAACTGGATATTCTGCTTCTATAACACCTTTAACAATGTTTTTATATTTATCAATAAATGGATTAATGTCCCAATCTTTTCGGAAAGTTAATGGGTCTCCATCTGGACTAAATTGCACTGGTTTTTCTGATGACACAGTTACTCCCCTTATGCTTTCTATAATAGCCTTACATTCTTCTGGAGGTATAAAGTTGCTAAAAACTTTTAAATTGTTTTCTTTAATTCCAATTCTTTCAAATACCTCATGATGAACTGTTGAACCTTCAGGCCTTCTGTCGTCATTTGATATATCAAAATGTTCCATATCGCTCTTATTGTCAGGTTGCACTTTGTCAAACTCCTTTACTAGTTTTAATAATTTACTAATATCTTTTTGATCTGTATGTATCATAAAATCATAGATATTAAATTTTTCTGAAATGCTTTTGATTGCAGAAACAACTTCATTATATGTTCCTGTTATATGATGAAATTGTTTTCTTGGTGGAGCATTTTCATCATAAATAACATTATGAACATCTTCTGGTTTTTCAATTATTAAGGGGTCAACAATAAGAATTGGTTTTGAATTAGTTATTTTTGCATACTGCTCAGGTCTTCTTAAAAGATTATCATCTACATATATATACTCCGTATGCTTGTTTGCTATTTCAATTGTTGCATCTGAAGATCCAACAACAGCCATATGTGTTTTATACTTATGTCTTTCCATTAATGGCATGAATTTATCCATCCAAACTTTAGAAATAGCGACTCTTTTTTCAAGAGTATCAATAAGTGATGAGTCATGCATGTAATGATCTAAAACTAGTTTTTCACTAGGACCATTGCCTTCGTCTCCCCATCTTCCAGCAACAAGATTTACGCCAATTCTTCCAGGAGCAAACTGATTTAAGGTATCCACTATTTTAGCGCCGTAGTCTGGGCTTACACCATATGCTGGCAAGGCAATAGTCATAATTAGTTGATTTGTTTTTTGTAGTGCTTCTTGTATAACTAAAGAAAAATCTATACCACCTGGACCGTAAGGAAGCAATACAGATTTTACATTTGCATCATCTAGTTCTTTTGCCATACCAAGAATTCCCTTGAGATCTAAATTCTCAGTACTATCGTTTATTTGCCAGTGCCTTCTCCACATCCAGTGAAAAGTTATTGGTTTATTCAACATTAGATCCATCTTTCCTTTTTGTCTTATGCCAAGATCCTATTTTACCATTACTTACTTTGGTGCGTAAAATCTCTCCAAAAGTAGCATGTGTTATTTCAGATCCTACATATTCCTGACCTGTCTCAAGATCAATCACTTTCCATTTTCCTGGAGCCTTGGTATGCAAAATTAGATCAATGGGATAATCGTAATCATTTACCTCAGAGCCATCTAATAATTTTCTTTTTTTAGTATGCTCTTCTGACAATATAGCCCCTATCCATCTTTTAATTATACACCATTAATTGTCTTAAAGTTCGGCGGGAAATAGAAATAAATAACCCCTCTATGACCCCTACGGTCAATATGGTTAAATATTCTCTATGCTGCCTGTTGCCTTTCCCACCCACATCTTGAACAAGAATATCTAATATGGGTTATGCCATCAACTTCAATAATTTCTGATTTAACAAATATTTGATGTAAATGCATAATCGCACATTTTACAGCCATTTTAAAATTTTGATAGGCTTTCAGATATTATTCGTAATCTTTCTCTTAATTCCCATCTTTCATGCTTAGATAGATGTGGTTTGTCAGATATACGATTCTTGTTTTTCTCAGCCCTCTTACGCTGAGTTTCTGACTTATTGGCGTTAGACTGTTTCATTAGATAAGGGCAAAGAATGCCAATGCTGCAAGAATAACCATAGCAGATATAACAACCTTCTGCTTAGTCTCTCTTGACCATTCTTCCGTATTCATATTATCTCCTATCCCCAATGCTTAAAGTCAAAATGCTTCTCACATACATCAATGATTTTGCCTGTGGTTTTACCTGGCTGAGTATACTTTGCCTCTTCTTCACAGTAATAGCATTTTGTTGGTTCCATTTATTTATTATAGCATGTTGGACAATGTTCCCATTTGTCCTTTATATCAATGTCTATCATAAATATAACACCGCAACTATAGCAAAGATATTTTATTTGTTCTTTATCCATGTTCATACCAAGTGGGACTTTCATCTTCTATAGCATCTAATATTTCTTCTGCCAATTCTTTAGCCAACCTATCTTTGTGCTTTCCTTTAAGTTGATCATGAATAATATCAACAATAGAATCTATCTTGGACTCAAG